GAAGATCGTATAGTAGCTGGAGACTATGGTAAATTCGATAAACGTATGCCTGCTAGCGTGATTTTAGCGGCTTTTGATATCATCAAATCAATGCTAGTGGCCGCAGGTTGGTCTGAGCGTGATCTTAAAGTTATTCAAGGAATAGCTGAAGATACAGCTTACCCCACAATTGACTTTAATGGTGATTTAATAAGGTGTTATGGGACAAATCCTTCAGGTCACCCATTGACTGTCATCATAAATGGACTTGCAAATAGTTTGTATGTTCGGTATTGTTACACAACTCTTCATCCCCAAAGGTCTTGCGATGATTTTAAGCGTCATATTGCTTTGATGACTTATGGAGATGATATGATTATGGGCGTAAACACAGCTTGCACATGGTTGGATCATACTAAGATGCAACAAGTTCTTGCTGATATTGATATTGAATTTACCATGGCTGAGAAAACTGCAGCAAGTGTACCTTTCATCAATATTTCTCAAGCTACCTTCTTACGCAGAAGTTGGAGATTCGAACCTGAATTGAATGTACGCGTTTGCCCCATAGAGCATGCATCTATTGATAAAATGTTAACAATGTGTGTTGAATCTAGGACTATTTGTAAAGAATTACAAGCTTTGGCTGTATTAGAAACGGCAACTCGAGAGTACTTCTGGTATGGAAAAGAGATTTTTGAAATTAAGAGGAAATTGTTTTATTCATGGATAGAGACTCTCAATCTTCAGCTGTATATGGATAGAGAATTACCAACTTGGGATTTTCTTATTTTAGAATTTGAGAATAATTCTAAATTGCACAATTAATGCGCTTTGGGTTCTCTACTACCCGACCCAAAAGTAGAGTCCTGAGGAGATACCTCAAATTGATTTGTGGACTAACTATCCCAAATCTCTTATAATAAGTTCCTAATCAAATTAACGATGCAAGATGTGGATCTTGCCAAAGTTGTGTTGCAAAACTAGATTTGCGGCAGTGTGTGACAAACTTAGAGTCACATGAGACCAATACTCATTATATTAATTCAGATAATTATCTGTCCCCCAGAACTCGGGCATCAATTGAAGAGTATCTTCGTGATGTTCCTGAATATATATCTGAGGAAGAGGAGGAAATATTGGATTCCCCCTTACAATTACAATCTGATGAAGCTGAAACAGTCATGCAGGGTATAGAACCTAGTTCAACTGTTTCCTCTACTGTAGTTGAATTTTTAGATGAAACTCCTGGTACTGCTTGGAGTGTAACAAATGAATCAACTACTAATTTGAGAGATCA